GGTTATCCGATAGCGGATGAAGTAGAAGAGGAAGAGTAATATCCCCTTTTAATACAAGGGGGGGTTAAATTAGTTATACAAGAAATGATTAACTCACATTTAAACATAACAGATAACATGAGGGTAATAGGTGATCTCTTAGCTGGAGGAGTATGGAGCTTTTCTTTAGCTTCATTAATAATACAATGGGATATAGCTGGAATAACAAAATTAGTTCAATTAATTGTTGCTGTTCTTGGTGTATTGTATTTTTTATTAATAAAAATACCTCATGAGTATAAAATGAATATGCAAAATAGAAGAAATAAGCATCTTCAGAATGAAGTGTTAAAACATGAAATAGAAGATTATGAGGAAGAAAATAAACAAACTAGGGATAAATCTAATTAAAAGGTGGGAAGGATTTGAACCTAAAGCTTATCTTTGTCCAGCTGGTGTTCCAACTATTGGCTATGGAGCAACTTATTATCCAGATAGTAATAATTCAGTTAAATTAACAGACAAACCAATTAACGAATCATACGCAAATATATTATTAGAAGATATGTTGCACAGGTATGAGCTTGGTGTTACTCGTTACGTCACCTCTAACATCAATGAAAATCAATTTAGTGCATTAGTATCTTTTGCTTACAACTGTGGATTAGGAGCTTTAAAAAGCAGTACTCTATTGAAAAGAATTAATAATGATCCTAACGATCCAGATATATCAAGACAATTTAACAGGTGGAATAAAGGTGGTGGAAGAGTATTAAAAGGATTGACTAAGAGAAGGATTGAAGAGGATAAATTATACTTTCTTTAATAGAAAGGGGGGTTAGATGAATAAAAAACCTACATATAAAGAGGTAAATGGTGCTACCAGAGTTGGTGATGCCTTGAGGTGGTTAGCTAAACAAGGTAAGAACTTTGCTCCAGAGCTTCTGCAAGTTGCTGGATCAGTTACTGGAATATCTAGTTTAAATAAGCTTGGTGATGCTATTAGAAAAGATGGAGAGTTATCTGACTTAGATAAAGAGTTGTTACTACAAGAGATGGAGTATGACATGGTTGAAATGGAAGAAGTCACTAAAAGACTTTCAATGGACAACGAACATACTATAACTAGATTAGTTAGACCTGTTGTTTATGGATCTATGTTTATAATGTTTCTTTCAATGGTATTCTTAGATGGTAATATAGGTGGATTTACTGTTGACAAAGTTTATGTTCCAGTAATACAATCATTGTTTGGTACAATGACAGTCTTTTACTTTGGATCAAGAGGTATTGAGAAGGTTATGAAGACCTTTAAAGGTAAATAAGAGTTAATAACTAATAATAACTTTACGTTGTTACCTATTGACTTTGTGTTTCAGAAGTACTAACTTCGCCATGTTATCAAGTTTTAATATTTGGAAGCATCACAAATGCGTACAAATATATATAGTTATACAATACAGGATAATAGTATTCTTTTTTATTGGATCAATATTATTTAAAATAAAAGTTATTTATAGATAGATTTTTACAGCTTTGTGGCTGTAAATCTATTTAAGGTTAATAAGTATTAATAAGGTAATGTTTAATTTTGGAGTTTAATTAAATATCTTCACGTTGTGTTTTTAGTGTTACTAATATTTGTTTGATATAAAGCTCTCGCTAAAATGGGAGCTTTTTTCATTATGATTAAATCAACAACATATAACAGAAAGTATAAGGACAGTAATAATACTACTGGTCTAAAGCATTTGTATTGGGAATTATTTGATTCACCAGATACAGTTGGCTCTGGATTTAGATTTATGGAAAGAGAGCCAGTGTTAATACTGGATGATATAATGGTTGAGTTTCCTTCTTGGAGACCAACAATAGAGTTAGCTTACACTTCACATACTTACTCAAAACTACTAGGATTAGTATCACATTCACCTTATAGAGTTGGTAAAGGTGTGCGTATCAAGGCACTTAATTCAAAGAAGAGAATGTTTATTGTTAAAAACTTAATACTAAGAGGTGTGGATCGTATAGCTATTAGCGAAAAGTATATAGAGTTCGATACAGATAATTACTTATATAAACCTAATTTATATCTAAGATGAAATATAAAAGAAAGACTGGAAAAAAAACAATACAATCTAAAAAGGGATGGTATGATGGAATACAGTTTGCTAGTCAGTTAGAAGTGTATATGTGGAAGTCACTAACAGAAGCTAATATAGATGTTGGTTATGAAACAGAAAGATTTGATATTATAGATGGCTTTTATTCATATAACATATCTTTTGAACGAACAGCTAAGAAAGACTTTATTAATAGAGGTGAGAAGAAGATAAGGGGTATATTTTATACACCAGACTTTGTCTCTAAACACTTTATTATAGAAACTAAAGGTAGAGCTAATGAGAGCTTTCCTATTAGATGGAAGTTGTTTAAAAGACTATTATACTTAAAAAAAGATAATAGAGTTATATATAAACCACAGTCAAAAGCTGATTGTGATGTAGTAGTAGAGGATATCTTAAAAAGATTTTACTAACGAAAATGCACCTTTAGGGGTGCTTTTCTATTTTATATACTTTTTTATTTGGTGGAGTCATTTATTTGTTGTATATTGCGATCTCAATAGAAACACATAAATATTAAAACATGAACGATTTAATAAAAAACTTTAACTTAGACTTAGTAGATAACGTAGATATCGAAGGAGTTGATATGGCAGACTATCCAGACTTTTGTGATGCATTTATATCAGCAGCTGATTATGATGGTAAGCCGATGACTGAAGGTCAAATAATCCAGATGGAAGAAGATTATCCAGACTGGAGATACGAACAAATAGAAAATTCATTATACTAAAAAAATAAATAATAAATAATATGGAAGTAACAGTAAACTACAGAGGAGCAATATTAGATTTAGAAGGTGATTTTATATCAGCTTGCGATGGAATATGGGAAGAAGAGCCAATAGGTGATTCTTTTGAGACAGAGAAAGTAATGGCTGGAGGAATAGATATTACTGATATACTAAGCTTTAATCAAATGGATCAACTAGATTTGTTAGCTATAGAAACCATAGGTTGATATGACAAAGAAAGAAATAATTCAAAAGCTACAGCAAGATCTGGACAATTATCCAAAAGGATCTGAATTTGCAAAGAATATTATAAAAGAAATAATAAGACTTAAAAAATTGTAACATGAGAGAGGAAAAATGTCATAGATTCTGGTTAACTAACCGTAACCCAATAACAATGAAAAAGTGTCTAGATGAGAAAGGTCTACATATACACAACAGATCAAAAGAACAAGTTGTAAGCACTAATAACAGAAGGCAAAACGTTATAGATAGGAAAGAAGGATTTGAATTTAACAATCAATAAACAAATAATTATGTTAGAAGAATTTTTAATGCAACGTATTGACGCTTTAGAGATGTCAAACTCAGAATTTAGAAGAAATGAAATAGAATTAACAACTTTTATCTATACTCTACTAGAGAAAGATACACCAGAAGAGTATAAGGACGTTGTAAGATCAGCAGTTTTTGGATCACAAGAATATTAATTAAAATAAAACTTGTGTATGTCAAATATATTTTGTATGTTTGCAACTCACTAATATAACACATTAAACATGACTACAACTATCGAGTTCCTTCATCAAGTTTATAAGGACACAAAACAAGACTACCAAGACTCTGATCAAAAAGAAGATGCATTGGTACTAATAGACGAATTAATATTAACCCTAACAAATTTAAAGTAACATGGAAGTAGAGAAATTAAAAGAGATGTATTTAAGGTACGAACTAAGCAAGAGTGATGTTTACAAGCATCAGCATTATATAATCTTGACTAGATCTGGAATAGAGAAGGTAATGGCTAAGGAGCAGATTGACATTACTTATGAGGTTGTTAAATGTGAGCCTAACTTTGCGGTTATTAAGGCTACAGCAGTTAAAGGAACAAAAGTTATAGAGACTTTTGGTTCTGCATTAAAAGGATCTTCATTTAAAGATGGTTCCACAAATACATGGTATGTTGCAGAAATGGCAGAGAAGAGAGCTTTGTCAAGAGCAACACTTAAAATGGCTGGACTATACGAGCAATCTGTATTCGGTGAAGATGAATCTGAATCATTTAAACGTAAATAATAAATAATATGAAAAATTTAATTAAAAGATTACTGTCATTTATGGCTTCAGTGCCAACAGACAAATTATTACATTTCTTCTACGGAAGTATTATAGCAACACCATTGGTAATATGGGGAACAACTATGGAAGCAATAGGCTTTATGGTGTTTATATCAATAGGAAAAGAAATTGTAGACGCAAAGATGAAATTCAGTACTCCAAATGCAATGGACGTAGTATTTACATTCTTACCTACATTACTGTTATTAGCAGTTAAACTAATAAACTAATAATCAATAATTAACAAAGACCAGCTAAAACTGGCAATTTAAAAATGAGTGCAATCACTAATTTCAGTATCAATTTAGAAGCAATTCCAAAGGAATTAATTATCAAAGGTAAGAAAGGATCTTACATTAACCTTACAATGTTTCAGAATGATGACACAAAGTACGGTAACAATGCTAGTATTTCAATAGCTCAATCTCAAGAGGTTAGAGAGACTGGTGCTGATAAAGTTTACTTAGGTAACGGAAAAGTTGCTTGGGTATCAGATCAAGGAGTTTCTGTGGCAGAGCGTGAAGCAGCTACAGCTCAAGCATCATCAGTAGATGTTGGTGGTGACTTGCCTTTCTAGATATTAATATATAGGGATGGGGATTTTAATATCCCCTCCCTTTTGTTATGAAAGAGACAATCAAATTTATATTAATACTTTCTTTGATTTCTATATTATCTTTATCGATAGTATATTTTACAGAGTAAAAACACAAACACAATGATACAATCAAAACTAAGCGCAGATGATAGAGAGGTAGAGAGAATGTATTATGAGCAATTAGATTCTGAATTAAAGGTTGATTTGGATGTAGAAGTTGAACAGCCACCAATAGCGCTTTCATACGGAACACATACTTACACTAATCACAGAGGTAAATTCCAAGCTAAAACAGCAATCGGTACTTATGGTAATTTCAGTTTTATACAAGCTCCTCCAAAAAGCTATAAAAGTTTTTTCGTCAGTATGCTTGTAAGTTCATATTTAAGTTCTGGTAATAAGTTTGCTTCAGAGATGAAGTCTGAGAGATCTGGTAGAGATGTTTTACATTTTGATACAGAGCAGGGATTATGGCATTGTTTGCGTGGATTTAGACGTTCGGCTGACATGGCTGATACTGATAAAGGTTATTTAACATATAGTTTACGTACAGTTGATTACAAGATGAGGTTAGGCTTTATAGAACATAAGTTAAATAGTGCTGAAGAAGGTTCAATAGGCTTAGTAGTTATTGATGGAATTGCAGATCTTGTTTCTGATGTAAACGATATAGAGGCTTCGAACACGGTTGTACAGAAACTTATGGAATGGTCAGCTTTATATAAATGTCACATAGTAACCGTAATACACAGTAACTATGGATCAAATAAGCCAACAGGTCATTTAGGATCATTTTGTGAGAAAAAGTGTGAGACTCAAATAAGCTTAGAGAAGGATGAAAATTCTAATAGAATAATAGTATCGTGTAAAAGAAGTAGAAATAGAGGTTTTGAAGATTTTGAATTTTATATTAATGAGAGACATTTCCCAGAAGTAATAGGATCATCATCACCTAATATACCGTTTTAATAATTAAATAATAAATATAATGAAACTATCAAAAAAGAAACTAGAACAGTTGAAAGAAGCTGTCAAGAATAGAGATGAAGCTACAATGCAATTAGGCAACTTAGAGCTTCAGAAGGTCCAGCTAGTATCTAAGGTTTACAATATTTCATCTGAATATGAAGAGATACGAAAAGGACTACAGGAAAAGTATGGTGATGATGTTCAAATTGATTTAAAAAACGGAGACATTATAGAAGCCTCCAATAATCTAAAGAACAGCTAATGCTTGAGATACTTGGTAAGAGGCATGATGAGTGGGTTAGAATGGCTATATCAGCTGGAAGCCCTCCTTTATTTGCTCAAGATATAATACAGGAAGTATATCTAAGATTACACAAGTATGAAGAAACAGCCAGACACAAGCTAATAGATAAAAAAGGTGATGTAAACCTTTTCTATATGTGGGGTGTGGTGAGAAACACAACGAGAACCGAGTTAAGTAAAGAAAATAAATACTTACCTCTTGCAGAGTTTTATTATGAAAAGGCTGATGATCAAGCTGACTCTGAATTTGAATTGCGCTATCAGCAATTAATGCACAACATCCAAGATGAAGTAGATAACTGGGGAGATTACAACCAAAGGTTATTTAATTTATACTTCAAATCGGATTTATCTATGCGAAAGATCGCAAAAGGAATGGGAATAGGTTTGACTCACATTTTCTGTTCTGTTACTAAGTATAGATCTTATATAAAAGGGAAGTTTAGCGATGACTTCTATAACTTAAAAGAGTAAATTATGAGAGAAGACGCTTATTATGAGAACCAAGCTGACAAACGTACTAAGGAGTACAAAGATTGGAAAGCTTTAAAAGAAGCTCAGATCCTCGCATCAGAATCCAGTCTTAACGGACTGGGTGATGTTGTAGAGAAAATCACAGAAGTTACAGGCATAAAGTCTGTGACTAAAGCAATTTTTGGTGAAGATTGTGGTTGTGATGGTAGAAAAGAATCGCTTAACGCTGCGCTTCCATTTGGAATAGTTGCTGTTAATTGTGTAAATCAAGATGATTTTACATATTTAAAGTCATTCTTTAGTAAAACAAGGACAAGGGTAGATGTGTACAATCAGAACAGGTTGACAGATATATTCAATTATGTATTTGATAAGAAAATGGTTGCTCCTTCTGGATGTGCAACTTGCTCGCAAAAAGGATTTATAAAAGCTGTGAATGCTTTACATAAATATTATGATGCAGCAGTTGATCAAATAAAACCAGTTGAAGATGAGGAAAGCGAATAAGAACCCAGTAGGTGATAGAGCTAGACTTTCACTTTCAGAGCAAAACATTATTAATAATGTTAGATTAGACACAAGTAACAGGGTTTTAGTTATTGGTGATATTCATGCTCCATTTGAACGTAAAGACTACTTGAAATTTTGTATTGATACTTATAATAAGTATCGGTGTAATAAAGTGGTTTTTATTGGTGATTGTATAGATAATCACTTTTCAAGTTATCATGAGACTGATGCTGA